ACCTCGGTAGATCCGGCAAACGGACGATCCAGTTCGATGGTCAGGTTGCGACGAGCAGCGATCTGAGCGGCTGCATCGATGTCAGATTGAGTGATCTTCGCTCCTTCGCCCTGGCGTTGGAGACGGCCAGACACTGTGTCGTAGATGTCCTGAGCCGCATCGTTAGCCTTTGGAAGGATGTCTCTAAACCCAAGAGTCTCTGCTTCCTTCTTTCGAGCCAAAGACCGTTGGATCTCACCCATCTGCTCTTCAGCAAGTCCGCGTATCAGTTTATCGCTTGTCTCGTTTATCTTACTGAGACTCTCGTATGTAGACTGTAATGATTCTCCGTATTTATTCTGAATGAAGTTAGGAACTTGCTCAGGAGTTTGTGCTATATCATTAGCGTTAGGCTCTTTTGCCAACGCATCAATAGTGTTTCCAAACTCATCAACCTTAAACCTAGCTGCCTTTTCGTTGATGAAATCAGCACTTGGTTCAGCGGATGACTTCCACCAATCAGCTTCTTCTTTTGGTTGAGCAGGCTCAATTTGAGCGGGTTCTGCTGCAACTCTTTCGGCGTCAATCTGCTGGCCTACCCGAGTCCTAGCCTCTTCCAGATCCAGATTCTGAACCGGACCTTGTTGCGGTCCCTCAGCCATACCCAGCTTGCGTCCCAATCGAGTGGGGCGATTGAAGAGCGTACCGAGTGCGATGTCTGCTGCGAGTCGTCCACCGGAGAATTCACCTCCCTGAGCGACATCGGCAACCTGTTGGCCAGTAGCTTGTGCGACGTTAGCCGCTACGTTTACAGCGGGTTCAACAAACCCTGGCTTTGTGATCGCCTCGCGGAGAGTGGTCTGTCGAGTCAGTGGCCTACCAAGTTCGCTGAGTCCCTTGAGAGAAGGGCGAGCGGTTAAAGCTGTGGGGGCAAACCCGCCAACATAAGAAGCTACTGGCTGCTCCTCCTGAGCTTGAGACAGTTTTTGAAGTGTCTCTGGAGAATACTTTTCAAGCAGTGCTTCTTGAGCTTTGCTCGCTCCATACGAAGTTCCAAAACCACCAATAAGACCACCAATAACAGATCCGGTTGCGGCACCTACTGGACCCAACGGTGCGCCAAGCAAAGCTCCACCCTTAGCACCTGCAATCGCTCCAGGAATGCCCGCAAGCGCAGGAACCGCGCTGGCAGCAGCCGATCTGGCTCCAGCTTCGAGTTTCCCCATGATTGGGTTTTCAAAGACATTCCCTTCCGCATCTATGTCATAGATCTCGGGATCGAGTTTGTTTTCGATCAACCAATCGCGCTGATTCTTGGTCATGTTATTATCGGCTCAGTTTGTCGAACATGCTGCCAATCCACGGATCATTCATTTGGTATTCAGAATACTTTCCAGACGGTTTGTAACCAGCCTGCTGCATCGCCTGAGCAGACTTGTTCATAGCATCAATGTACAAACGATTCTGAACTTCTTGTGGCAGATTTCGGAACTGTTCAACGGGGAAGTTCTGAGAAACAACAGTTCTCGGAGTTCTCTGGTAAACGCTCGCACCAACTTGTTCGGGCTGCACATTTAGTTCGCTCGCAACATCAGTGTAGAACGGTGTCGTCAGAGTCTGTCTTGCTCCGTATGCAGAAGCTCCACCACGAGATTCAATTTCAGCCAGCTTTCTGTTAATGGCAGCAAACTCCTGCTCTGGAGACATGGGTCCAAGAACTTGAGGTTCAGGTTCAGCTTGAGGTTGAGAAGCGATAGCGGCAGCAGCACCGGATCTAACTTTTCCAGAACCTCTTCCAACCATCGATTCCCCTTCTCCAGCAGCCGGTCCTTTTGCGATGGGCTTTGCAGCACCAGCAGTACCTCCAGTAGCGGCACCAGCTCCGCTTAGATCGCTTCTAGATAAAGAACCATACGCCTTCTTCATCTCTTCAAGCTGAGGAGCGATGCCTTTAATCTCATCTGCGGTCATCTCACCAAAATCAACATTAAATGAACTCCCGTCCTCAGTCTGACGCATTGAGACTTTGTATGGGGAGTCCTTTTTCTTCATAAAGAAGTCAGGGTTTGCGGCTTGAAAACGGCTCACAAGATCAGAAGGACCCTGAACACTTACATCACCGGCAGCGTTTCTACTTACAAACACCTTGCCTTCGTCTTGCTTTGCCCGCCGCGCTTCTTCCTGTTTGCGAAGCGAAACATCGGAAGCACCCCTCATTCTGCGAAGAGATGCAATGTCCATGCTCTCGTATGGACTGACAACGCCAGCTTCAACTGCGGCACGTTCAGTTGGACCCATTTCCGCAGTGAGTTGGCCAATCAATCCTGCTTTCTCAGCAGCTTCCTTTTGATCGACCGAAAGCTTCTGAAGTCGGCCTATTTGGCGACCAAGCTCCTGAGATTGCTCAACTGGGCCGGTGATATATTTGCCAGTCAAAGCCTCTTCTGTTCCAGCCGTTTCAAGCAAACGCCTGCGATTTTCGGAATCGGTTCGATTGGCCTCTAATTCAAGCTGACGTTTCAACATTTCGGCTTGCTGGATCTTCATCCGCTCAATCATCCGCTGCTCGTTGCGTTTATCCAGATCCTCTTGCAGTAACACCTGACGCGCACGAGCGGCTTCCTGAGCCTTCTCAGTGCTTCCGCTAATCTGGCCAGCTAAGCCTCCGGTAAGGACGTTCAGAAGGCGGGTTGGTACTCCGGTACGATATTGAGCGGCTTGCTCAAGCGAACCAACATTGGGATAATTAGGTGTAGCCATAGGTTAGTAGCCTCCAGCGAAAGTGTTTCTCTTGCGAAGTGTTCCGGGTTCGACGGGCATGGGCATTGCGCTGCGATCAGGATTGAGTTCGCTGCCAACGGGTTCTGGAACCGGAGGATTTCCGTAGGCTTTCATTCGCTCTTCCAGACGGCGTTGGAGTTCATCCTGAATGATCTGCTGTTTCGCCATATCTCGCTGCTCCAGCTTGTCGTTCATGCCGCTGGCCTGACCGTAGATGCCTCCGGTCAGCAGGTTTCCGAGGCGTTCCATGATGCTCGGATCATACTTCGCAGCTTCGCGAACCAGCTCTGGGTTAGCGCGGAATGCCTCGGCCTCAGCGAGCTTCTGCTGTTCAAGCTCCTTGTCGCGCCCGCTGAGGCTATTGTATAGGCCAGCGGTGGCAAAGTTCGCAGCGTTCTGGAGGAAGTTCTCGAAAGCCATGATGATTACCTTCTCAAATCATTGAGCATGGATCGACCGGCCATGCGACCGTTCATCACGCGCATTGCGGCAGCGAGGATCTCATCAGGATCGTAGTTGACGTAGCCCATGTACGGACTTTCCAGAACATCAGCGCGTCGAGCCGGAATCGGAACCGTAGGTGGTTCGATTGGCGCGGGCTTGGTATACTGCGGCTCGCTGGGAGCTTGCGGCAGGATTGGTACGTTCGGCTGCTCGGGAACGATTGGAGGTATGGCAAGATCAACAATCGGATTTGGTCTGACGGTTGATTCAGGAATCTGTACCAACTGCCCACCAGGAAATCCAACAAGCCCTGTACCACTCTCGGAGGTTTCACCTCCGGGAATGATGAACCAATAGCTTGATCCGGTATCGTTTGGCATAGATCAGGATTTCGGAATCATGCTCTTGATCCGACCGATCATCCAGTTGGCCACCAACTTCTTCGCCTTCGGCTTGTCCTTGAGCCACTTGGCGAACTTCTCGGCATTGCTGTCATAGAAGCTCTTGAACCAAGCGGGACCAACAAGTTCCTTCCAGAAGTAGAACGCCTCCCACTGATCGGGAATGCACTCACGGGCGACGTAGCAACCAGCGGCACTTCCCAGTGCGCCGATTGCGCTGGTGACACCCTTGACGATAGCCAAAGGAGAATTGGCCTGCGAAGCCTCGAACGCATTCTGCGCGTTCTGGAGGGCGAAGCTCGAACCCAGTTGCATGAGTTGACCCGGACCTGCCTGCTGCATGCCTTGAACCATCTGTGGGGCATTGAACGGAGACGCACCCTGCTGGAGTCCGCCAAGCTGAGCAGCTTGCGAGACGATAGGCTGGAGACCAAGGGCAGATTGGATGTTCGCCAAGTTCTGCTGCTGCGCGCCCTGACGCTGTTGTTGAGCAGACATTTGGCCTGCGAAGGTCTGTTGAGCGGCAGTGTTCCGCTGGCCGGTGGCTGCGAGAATGTTCTGGAACGCTTCCTGAGCCTGACGATTGGCGACATCGCTGGATGTTTGACCGCTCTGGAGTAGGCCAAGAGCCTGCTGACGGCGTTGGACATCGGCGTTGGAGATAGCTTCACCAACCGCCCGCGCCTCGCGGAATGCGGAGAGGTTTCCAAGGATATTTCCACTGGCAGCACCACGAGCGCGAGCGGCCTGCTCAGCGGCTCGGATCATCGATGGATCAAGCGTTCCGGCTTGAGCGAGACCGGCACTGATCTGGCGTTCGAGATTGCTGCGGATATCACGAGCGGCTCCGGTATCCTGCGGAGCGGTAGGCATTCCAACGCGCTCGTAACCAGGAGCGGTGGGAGATGTCTCATCCAGCCTGCTTTTCCCACTCTGAAGAGCGGACAAGAACTGATCGTAGAGCTTGTAACGCTCGGGATCAGCAGCAGCGAGTTCGGCCTTTCGCTGTTGAGCAAATTGGGTTCCGTACTGCTGAGCAAGCTTGAGCTGAGCGGCAGCATTAATCGGAGCCAGCTCGTTCTGAAGGATCTGTTGCGCCCGCGTCAGATCAGCATCGGACTTGCCGGTGTAGTCGTAGTTGACCGTCTTGTACTGGCCGGTTTCTTTTCCCGAGGAATCAAGAACGGGCATCTGGTAACTGCCCTTCGTTCCCATACGCGATGCCGCCTCGATCTCCCGAATAATCGGGAATGTTTCGGCCTGCGAGTACACCGCTGCTTTGTTTGCAGCGGACATATTAGGAGCATCGTATCTACCGCCCATAGGAAATCCTTCGGTTCATTAGGAGTTTGAAGTATCTGTTGAAATCGTACAAACGGGAAACGCCTCTGCTGAATCCTCCCACCTTGGTGACCTTATCAGAACAGACGGTCATCATGGCCAACCAGAGCGTCTGAACGGCTTCTGGCTCCACTCCAACGACCATCTCTATCCAAGCGATGTGGCCATCAGGGAAGTTGTTGTTGATGTCTTCCGCTTCCTCGATTGAGTTCAGGAAACGAACAGCTCCGACACCAATGCACTCGCCCTTTTCATTCTTGATGATTCCGAGCTGCTTCATCTTGTTGAAGATGCCGATCCAGTTCAGGAGCTGATCATCGTTCCATGTGGAACAAGTTGGCCAATGAAGCCTGAGCAGCTTAGCTGCTTCGATGATAGACGGATGTGCGTTCATTGCTGAGGACGCACGGAATCGACGAAGCCAGAGAGAATGGCGGATTGGAATGACAGGCGACCGCCTGATTCAGCGGTTGTGCGAACTCGGAACTGCATCGTGTTCCAGCGTCCCGCGCTGATCAAGTTGTAAGCCTTGAGATCCTTGAACGTGCCAGTCGGAATCGTAACCCCAGTGGCAAGATCGGTGAACGAGCTGCTCATGTTCTTGCAGTAAGCAGCCTCAATTCCAATGGGGATGTTGTACGGGTTGTCGAACGCGAACTGAATGCTGTATCCGATCTTGTCAGGAATCGGTTCCCCGAGGTTGTAAGCCTTCGTGGTGATGCTCGATATGTACACCGATCCACCATCGTAGTACGCCATTTGAGTGGGCGGATCGAACCGGCTTGCTGGGAGGTAATCGTTGAACGCCCAGACTTGGCCCGCTGAGGTGCTGAGGCTCAACACCTGACCGGCGAACATCAGGATGGGTCCGCGAGCCGAGAAGTTTGTGGTAACGAAGTCGTTTGCCTGCCAGTTGTCCCAGTATCCAAGCCAAGAGCGGGCCAGTGCATGGTACACGATGACAGCATTGTTGGTGGTCTGCGAAGTTCCTCCGTCTGGAATCAGGGGAACCGAGAGCATGTATCGATTATTCCAGTACACACCGTCGCAGAGCGCGTACTGAGCTTTGTCGATGCGGCTGATGATGTCTCCGATGGGTGACGACAGCGCGAGTCCTGTGCTGGTTTGGGTGCCTGCTTGGATCTGCGAGAGTGAGCGTATGCCGTCCCGAGTCAGGAAGAACACATCGGGACCAACAGCAGCAATGGACCGGTGCGAGGCGCAACCGACATTGCCAGAGATGATCGAGATGACCCAATCCGCAGGATCTTGCGTAGGATCGGCATCCACGGACCAGATGGACCGTTCCTTGAAGACGAGCAACTTGTATCCGAACCACGAGTAGATGCCGGTGATCGGATCGCCGTCACCGCCCACTCGAATGGAACCAAGCGGGTCCCAAGTTTCGCCATCGAGAAGATCGGAGAAGTAGAGGGTATCGGGAGGGATGGCTGTATTACCGGACACGCAGAATAAACGCTGCATGTGCGTGGTGAGGTACAGCGGCTTGCTGGGAGGAGTGAGCGAAACGAATGCAACAGCGTGGGCACCGCCACCGCCAGCAATGTTGACTGTTGGAGCGGTGGTGTATCCGCTGCCGGGATTATCAATGCGAATCGAAAGCACGTTGCCATCGATTCCGCAGATGGCAGTCGCCGTAGCGGTTACACCGCTCGGAGGAGCAGCGATTGTGACAGCGGGAACAGCGGACAGGTTTGATCCCTGATTGATGACATCGATTCGACTGATCTTTCCGGCAGTGACAGATGAGTCTGTGGCACTACTGGTGATGTACTTCAGAGATCCGTATCCGTCGGAATAGAACAGCTTGTCGTTTAGCTGAGCGAAGTACACGAACTTCGCGGCAGCATTAAGCGTGGCACCGGTTATCGCGGTGTAGCTTGACGCGAGATCCGTTGACCATAGCTGCTTTACTGATCCTGTCGGATTCAGCAGCGCAACGATGAGACGTTCGGATGCAGCAGTATCGAAATAGAATCCCGAGTAAACCGTGCAGTTGTTTGGGAGGTTCGACAGGTAGTAGCTGGTCGTGGATTCCCAGTTTGTAGTGGTGCTTTCCCAATTCAGCGAACTGCTGTTGCCAACGATGGATGTGGTTCCGAATCGACTTACGAGATTTCCAAAATCATCGTAGTCCATGTTCATGGCCCACTCGACGCTGGTCGCCGGAATCGCATCGGGGCGAGTAGCGGAAATGACACCAGTACTGAACCCATTGCTTCCATCCAGAAGCATCTGGTCGTCGAGTGCGTCTGAGGATTGGAATGGCATTAGGTGATGTCCTGAAAGGTGTAGTCGTAGAGGCTGTCAGGAATGATGCGGCTGATCTGCTGCTGCTGGCCTCGCTCCATGTC